GGGGACGGCGTCGACTCAGGGGGCTGCGGGGCCGTGATCGTCGCGCCTAGGTCGGCGCCAGGGGAAATGGCGCGTAGCCGCTGCGAAACTGACTCCTCCCACAGGCGCGGGGGCCGACGCATCCCCGTCGTACCTGCGAGCAGGTTCAATTCGACGCTGAAGCGGACCTCGTTGCCGTCTAGCACGCCCGCGATGGATAGGACACGGGCCCGCTCAAACCCGCCAGCCGACGACGGCACACCGATCACGTCACCGACGGCGTAGTCAACGTAGGGGCGGCACCCGTCGGCGGGCACCACGTCCACGGTGCCGACGGTTTCGGTGGCTGTGCCGGTCTGCTCAAGCAGTTTCGCGGCGAGGTTGCGGGCCACGGCCTCCGACGACGCTCCCGACGTTTCCAAATAGATTTCGCGGCGGGCACCGGACACGCCACTGGTTGCCCACCCGTTGGGGGTGCGGATGACCGCGAGGGTGCGGACGGGGCGTTCCGTTTCGCCCGCGTAGCGGGCAAGGACGTGACCTGGGGCAAGCCGCACCGTGCTGGCCTTCTCAGCCCCGAGGGCGTCGTACGCCTCAAATCGCAGATCGGAGGGCCGCACCCGAAAGTCAACGTTCTGCTCCACGAGTTCGCTGAGGGCATCAAGGACGGTGGAGCCGACGTTGAGGGTGATGGCCGTGGTTTGCGTCCACGCCTGTCCAGCGGTGTCGGTGGACGTGCCGAACGAGGTCACGTCCATGCTGGCTAGGCGGTCCACGCCCCGCGTCTGCGCCTCTTGGATGAGGGTTTTGGCGATGATGGCGGGCCGGTAGTACGGCTCAGTGGCGGTGGTTTCCCAGTTCGTGGTGTCGGTGCGCCGCACCAGTGTGTCGACGGCGCCCGCATCGGTGAGGGTGGCGGCGGTGAGTAGGAAACCCGCCGTCCCTGTCTCGTAGGACTCGAGGTCCACGGTGGCGTCGGCGGTGATGTTGACGATGGTCGCGTCGCTGTTCGTGGTGGCGAGCTTGAACGTGTCGGTGGTGACGGTTCGCACGTAGTACAGGTTCCCGACGGTGAGGCCCGTGGCCTGGGACTGCCCCACGACCTTGACCTGTGAGCCCGCCAGCAGGCCATGCTCACGGAACTCAAAACGGTCAGCTGAGGCGACGGTTTGCACGCCAGCCTGCGCCCACGGCTGCCCCGAGCGGGCAAACACGTTGAGGCGGTGCGTGCCGGCGGGGATCCGCACCGTCACTGAGGCGTACTGCTGCCACGCCGCGAAATCGGACGAGTACTGCGACGACGACAAGATGAGGGTGCCGTTCAGCCACACCTCAAACTGGGAATCGGCGGTTGCCCAGAACCTGACGAGTTTGGAGGCCGCGAGGGTGAACGAGGACTTGAACCAGGCGGGGGTGCCGCGCACGACACTGCCCGTCGGTGAGGTCGGCCAGATCCATTGGGCGTCCCGGTCGGGCCACCCCACCGGGTTGTTCTTCCGGCTGGTGGTGTCTGACCGCCACGCCACCCCGAGGGGTGTCGACCATGTCGCGACAGGGTCGGTGCCCGCGAAATCAAAGGGCCGGTCGGTGGACGCGAGGGGCTGCAAACCGGCCTGTGGTAGCACGAGGGCTGACTCGAGCCACGACATGACGCCGCGACCGCTGGCCTTCACCTTCGGGTCAGCGGACCCGTCCACCTCCACCCGCTCCAGTTTCTCCACGACCCACGCCTGACGGGGTTCCCCGTCCACGTAGGTGCGGACGACCGCGTCAATAGTGAGGAGGTCCGCGTCGGGGGAGTCGGCGCGAACTTCCACGCTGCCGGACCCTGGCCCGTTCAACTCGTCAAGGAAGCTGGCGTCAAGGGGCTCAGCGATCTCCCCGACGAGGGTTGTGCCGTTGGCGGTGAAGACGCGAACGTGCATGCTCACACGTACTCACCTCGCCAAGTCACGGTGCAGGAGCCGCCGCCGGTCAGGGTGAGGGTGTTGACCCCTGGCCGCAGGGTCAGCCACGGCCTCGTGCCGTCGGGGCTGCTGAACGTGATGTTGCCGGTGCGCACGGTCGTGGACTGCAACGCCTTGAACGCTCGAACGTCCACGTCGACGGCGGTGGATGTGGACCCGGTGTATTGGATCCAGCCGCCCGTGGTTGTGTTCGTGAGCCGCTGTGACGTGGACCCGCCCGAGAACCGCACCGTGACCCGTGACGTGGAGGCGTCCCCGTCCACCACAACGGACTTTGTGCCCGTGATGGGGCCGGACGAGGTCGCCTGGGAGGCGTGGAAGTAGCCGTCCAGTAGGAGGAGGTCGAACGCGACCCGGTGCCCGAGTAGGCCGAGGCGTTCCACTTGGTCAAGCCCGCCCTGGTAGCGGGCCTCACCTTCCACCTTCACGGGCCCGTCGGCGGCGTCATGTTCACGGCCTAGCGTGAACGGTCGCCCATCGTTGTGGACAATCCGCATGAGGTCCCGCGTGGACTGGATGAGGTCGGAGCGGGTGGCGCCGACGAGGGCCCCGCCAATGGTGATGACTCTCGGGCCCAGCCACGGCGCCGACGCGACCGCGCCTGTGCGGCCTTGCACGTCGTCGTCGGACTGCCGCACCGGGGGCACCCCGAACAGGCCATCGGCGACCTCAATCGCCGTGAACAGGCCCCCCAGGTCCACACCATTGATGGTCAGGGTTTCGGCTGGTGTGTATGTCATAGTCCCGCCACAAACGCCATGCGCCGCAACGCTCGAGGTGTCGCCTCACGTTGCACGCTCTCACCGGGTGCCGCGTACACGTTCAACTCTTCAATGGTGACGCCGCGCCCGCCCGCCATCCGGTTCAACGGCACGACGGCTTCGGGGCCTGCCTCACCGATGAGGGCGAGGGTGGGTTTCGTGACAATGCCGCCCTCAGCCATAGCGGGAACGTCCTGGCCGGTGATAATCACCCTCAGGTTCAACTGCTCAGGGTCCAGCTTCAGTTTGACGAGGATGTCGCGGGACATTTTCTTCGCGACCTTGTCCATCAGTTTCATCAGCGCGGGCGTCATCTTCTCAATCTGATCCATGATGCCGTGCATTTGCTTTTTGGCGTTTTCCACGCCTGCGCCGTAGAAGTGGCCCGCCGCGTCCAGCCCGAGTTCCTGCGCCAGCCCGTCAACTGATTCCACGAGGCTGTTGGCCTCTTGAATTGCAGCCTGACCGCCTTGCAAGAGTTCCGCAGCGATGTTTGTGCCAGCCTCAGCACCAGCCGCCAATACTTGGCGCAAGGCGCTCTCGCTCAAGCCCTGGGCGACGAGCTGCCGGATCATGGCCGCGAACTCTGCGGCCCGCTCTGCTTGCGCCCGCAGGCCGGCAAGAAACCCACCGCCAGCATCCTGACCGGCCTGGTACGCCTCACTGAAACTAATGACGCCCGTGATCGCTCCCGCGACCTCGCTAGCGAACCCGTCAAACGCTGCTTGCGCGTCCGCGAGGCGCTGCTTCGCGGCCTCGAGGGCGGCGCCTAGTTTATCTTGCAGAGTGGACGCCAGTTTGGCGGCTTTCTCAGTGGCCTTCTCGGAGTTCTTGGTTGCCTTGTTGAGGGTTTCGGTGAGTTGGCCCCACAGGCGGTCAATGCTCTTGAGGGTGCCCGTGACGGCGGGGGTGCTGGTCCGCAGGCCCTTCACGAAATCCAGCCACGACTGACCAATGGACTTCAGGCGGTCAATGCTGGCCGTGTAACTGTCCAGGGCTTCCTGCATGCCCTTTTTGGCCTCTTCGCTGGCGCCCTTCATGGCCTTCGTGATGATGCGGGCGACCTGGGAGGACACGTTGTTGAGGGCTTTGGCGCGGGACTTGATGCCGACGATAAGGCCGTTGACGGTTTCTTCGCCGTATTCGGCCATCACCTTCGAGGGTGACTCGATGCCGAGGGCACGCTTGACCGGCTCAGGGATGTTCTCAAGAATGAAGCCGTAGATGGCGTTCCACAGTTGGCTCGCCATTGACAGGACACCATTGATGAGGCCCTGCACCAGATTGATGCCCGTGTTGTACAGGGTCGACCCGAGGTCACCAATCGCGGTCAGTACCTTGCCGCCGAGGCCCCCAAACCACGTGACGAGGGTGGTGACTTTCTCCACGACGCCGTCATACAAGCCCTGGAAGAAACCAATGACGGTGGTCACTACGGCTTTGATGCCGTTGAGGGTCGTTTTGACGTTGTCGACGGCGGTGCTGATCAGCGACGTGACAAGGTCCCAGGCAGCCTGGATACCGGCTTTCATCGTGTTGAAGGCGTCCACGACGAACTGGTTGACCCGCTGCACGGCAGGGCCACCCGTGTTCTGCCACCAGTTCACGACTTTCTCAACGGCCTTGTAGATGCCGTCCCACACCGTTTTGACGACGTTCCACAGGGTCCGGTAGTAGCCAGCGATGAGGGTGGCCGCGACCTGAAGGATCGGCGTCACATACGTTTGGAACCAGCTGACGACCCGCTCAACGGCGGCGTAGATCGCGTCCCACACGAACTTCAGGACGGTGAACAGGACGCGGTAGTAGCCCGCGATGAATCCGGCGACGGCCCCGAGGATGGGGGCGGCGTTAGCTTGGATCCACGCCACCACTGGCTGCACTGCTTGGAGGATGCCTTCCCACGCCGCCTTCAGGACCGGCATGGCTTCGGTGTTGAACCAGTCCACGACGGGCTGGAAGAACTCAATGAGGCTCGCCATAGCGGGCCCGACGTTCGCGGAAATGTACGTCGACAACCATTCCAGGGCGGGCGCGATGAGGGTATTGATGACCCACGCGAGGCCGTCGGCGAGGAGTCCGGCGAGCAACGCAATCAGATTGATCACGGGCATCAGAATCGGGATGAGCGCCTCGGCGAGGACCCCGACGAGTTGCAGGATGGGTTCCACGAGGGTGAGGACGACCTCGAGCAGCGGCATGAGGGCCGTGACGAGGGCGACGAGTAGTGGCGCGAGGGCGGCGACGACGCGGCCAAGGGCGCCGCCCAGCAGGGACGCGACCTTGCCGACGTGTTCCGCGAGGGGCACGAACAGGGGCGCGAGGGCGGTCACCGCGTCAGATAGGACACCGCCGAGGATGCCAGCGACCTCCGCGATGGGCGGGCCAATCGTTTTGAACACGGGGCCGAGGGCTTCCACAATCCCATTGATCGCGGGCAGTAGTGCGCTGCCGACGGTTTCCATGAGGTCGCCGAACATGTTGTTCAGCTTCGCCATCGGGTCGGCGGCGGCTTCCGCGACACCACCGACCTGGCCTTCGACCTCGCCGAGGATGATCTTCTGGGCCGTCAGCACGTCGTTGTTCTTCATGGCGGCTTCGACTTGCTTTTTCTGCGAGTCGGTGAACGTGACACCGGCACGCCCGAGGGCTGCCATGCCCTTCACGGGGTCGTTCAGGGCCTTGCCCAGCATCACTGACGCGGACTCCACCGACCCGAAACCAGCCGCTGACAGGTTCAGGGCGGCTTCGGATGCCTGGTTGAACACGTCGTTGCCTTCACCGGCAGCGTTCGCCACATTCTTGAACGTCAGCAGCATGTTCTGGCCGGTTTGGATCTGCTCGTCGTCAATGCCGGTCTTCATGGACAGGGCTGACGCAAGTTTCCCGACCTCGGCGGCGGTGACGTTGGCGGCTCCACCGGTCGCTTTGATGGTGGCGTCGGTGATCGCGGCGACTCGAGCGGATTCCTGGGCCGCTTGCGCGGCGTTCTTCGCGAGCCCGATGACGGCACCCACACCGACAGCGGCCACGCCCGCCTTGAGGGCGCCACCCATCCCGCCGAGGAAACCTTTGCCGGCTTTCCCTCCAGCAGCTGCACCAGCGCCGGATACTTCGCCGTCGATCTGCTTAGACAGGGACGCGCCAAAGCCCTTCGCGGACGGGGTAATGGAGACGTAGCCGGTGCCGACTTCAACCGCCATGCGGCACCTCACTTTCGCGCTCAGGACCGCGAGCAAGCAACATTTCTGCCATTTCCCGCGTCATCACCTTTTTAGGTTTGCGTTCCACGCCTGGTCGTTCAATGGGTTTCGGCTGCTTCAACTTGTCCTTCGAATGGATCTGGGCGAGCAGCCAGTTACCGGCCCGCAACTCGTCCACCGCGCAGGCCAGCAAATGCTCAGGCAGGCCCCAGTTGCTGGACGATAGACGCCCGAGGGCGCTCTCAGGGGGCAGCGCCGTGACTAGGGCGTAGCAGCGCCGAAACGTGAGCCGTCCGGTCCACAGGTCGCCCAGGTGCACGCCGTAGAACCGTTGAAGGTCGGCCTCGACCTCGTGGGGGTGTTCGCTCAGGAGGAGGACGAGGCCGAGGATTCCCCCGCCGAGTTCAAGCCGTAATGAGCGGCCCACGCCTCAAAGATCGCTGCCGCCTCCGACACGGTGATCTTGTAGGCGCGAACGGCCTCGTAGTCGTCGCCCAGGAGCGCCTTCAGTCCAGCGGTGATCGCTGACGCCTCGGGTGCGTCCCCACCAGCCGAGATTGACGCCCACTCACTGAGCGAATCAATGTCAAGGTCTTTCGGGGCGGGCATCACATACGTCTTGCCGTCGACCACAAGCTTGAACGGCTGCACCTCACCCTTCGCCTCTTTGCGGAGTGCGTCTAGAGAGAAGGCTTCGTTGTCTTTTGCGCGGGTCATGGTTCTCCTTCAGTGTTGGCGGGTGTGCGCGGGTTACGGGGTGGTGGCTGGGGCGCTTGACCCGCGCCGGCAAGCGCCCCAGCCGTCTAGGGCGATCAGGACGCCGTGAAGTCCTCGTCAAAGAACTTCACGAACGAGACGCCGTTCGTGTCGGGGTAGGCCGTGATCGTCACCTCGTAGGAGGTGGCCTCCCCGTTCGCGTAGGTGATGTCCCCACGCTCAGTGACCTCGCCGTCAGGGATGTAGATGCGGGTCGCCTTGGTGCCGTCGAACACGTCGAACACGAACGAGCGGCGGTCGTTGGCAGGCGACTTCACCTGAATCTTCGACTCGCCAGTGTTGGCGGTGACGGTTGAGCCTGAGTAGTACAGCTCAAGGTTGACCTTCGTCGTCTCAAGGACGCGCAACTGGAAGGTGAACTCCGAACCGGTCATCACCTTGCGGACGGTGGTGCCGTCCCACGCCTTGATTTCGGCGGTGTCGGCGTTCGCGGCCTCAGTGAGGCCGTCTTCGTGGATCCAACCGAGTTCCTTGAACGCAGCGTTCAGGGTGCCGCTCGAGTTGGTCGGGGCCGTGGTGCCCAGCGGGGCGACATATCCGCGCCCGTCGGCGGCGACGAGGACATTGTCCACATCACGAGGCATAACGTGTCTCCTTACATGGTCTGCCGACTAGGGCGGCGACAGGTGGAATGCGCGGGTGTCAGAGCCTCTTTTTGGCCCTGACCGTTACCTCGATGACGAACGTGTATCGAGGGAGATCGGAGTCGGGGTCAGCGATTGCGGCTGGCCCTGACGTTTCGGTGACGCGCGTGATTGACCAGCCCGACCGGTCACCGGGCATGACGCGCAGGAGGTCGCGGGTGATGCTGGCGAGGTCAGCGGCTTTGTCGTCGCGGTCGTGCCAGCACTCCACGATGAGCGTGGCCTGGTCGTGGGTTTGGGTGGCGGTGCCGCCGCTTCGTTGGATGCGGACGCACGGGACGGGCCGGTTCTCGGGCACGGTGTTTGCGACGGTGGCGTTGGCGGCGTTGGGGTAGGTCGTGGAGTCCAGGGCAGCTAGGGCGGCCCGCAGGTAGGGCACGGTGATCGTGACGACGTCGGGCCAGGTGAGCGGCGTGATGCCAACTGAGGTGTCAGGCATCGGGCCTCCTAGACGCTGCGGCGGACGAAGGAATCGGTGACGGCCTCGACGGCCGAGGCGGCGGCCTTTCGGCCCTCGACCCGCTGCTTGTAGGCGGGGGAGCGGACGATGACGGCGGCGCGGACGCGGCGTGAGGTCGAGTTGACCTCGGGGCCGAGGACGTCATAGGTGGTCATGCCCTTGGAGTCTGTGTAGATGCCGGCCGCGATGCTGGCGGCCTCCTGGGCCTTCTGACCGACGATGGCGCCGACCTCCCCGGACTTGAGGTAGCCGGTGATGGCGGCGGCGTTGATCTTCAGACCTTCGACCTTCATCAGCCCTCCACGAGCTGGATGCCGACTTCGAGGTGGTGGTTGCCGAGGGGGGTCGGGACGATGCGGGGCTTGCCTTCGACGGTCCAGGTCTGGCCGTCCCAGACGATGCGGTCTCGGGCGCCGATTCCGGTCTCGTTGGTGATGAGCAGGGCCGTGGTGACGCGGACGTTGCGGGTCTCGTCGTCGGACTCGGTGCCGCCTTGCCGCTCAATCCAGGCAGTGATCGTTCCTGTCTGAGGGGATGCCCAGGACAGGACGGTGTCGCCTCGGGCGTCCGTCGTCGTGCCGGCCTTCTGCCAGGTGACGGTCTGTGTGAGCAGGTGCAGGGGGATCATGGGCGGAAGCCCACGGTGCGGACGCCGGCGGAGCGGTAGCGGCGCAGGATGTGCCGGTGGCCGTCAGTCATGGCGACGGCGCCGCCGACGGCGTTGTCGGCCAGGCGGTAGGAGTAGGAGCCGATGGTCTCGGACACGACGGGGCCCTGGGGGCCGAGGAGAGCCGAGCGGACCATGTCGGCGCAGACCAGTCGCACGTCATCGGGGATGGTGGCCCAGCCTGCGACGTAGGTGACCTTGACGGAGTCGGGCTCCCAGTCTTCGGGGCCGTTGATGACCAGGCCGGTGATGTCGCCGACGTTGACGAGGTCGACGCCGTCGAACGTCCAGCCAGCGAGACCGATGCCGACGGAGCCGTTGTCGTTGACGAGCTGCACGCTGGTGATCGAAGCGACGGGGCGCTGGGACAGGCGCACCAGGCCGCCGACGGGGCGGGTCGTGACTTCGTGGGTCTGGGAGGTGAACTCCTGGCGGGCTTCGGCGCGGCAAGCGGCCGAGGCGAGCTCGAGCATGGAGGCCACTCGGGCCTGCTCGTCAGCGGTGAGGGCGCGGCCGAGGAGGTTGGAAACGTCAGCAGCCGTGGCAAGGGCCGACATCGGGCCTCCTAGCGTCGTGTGGTCGAAAGTTTCGTGAGGGCCGAGACCCAAGTGGCGAGGTCGCGTGCCGGGTCCAGCTCGGCCGACCTGGCCTTGGCTTTCTTGCTGGCCGCGCCCCAGGCGCGAGGCTTGAGCAGGCGCCGGATCTCGGCGGCCCAGGCGTCGGTATCGTCGCGGTCAACGAAGACGCCGGCCTCACCTAGGGACTCAGTCAGGCCTTCGGTGGGGTAGGCAACGACGGGGATCCCCGAGGCCATGGCCTCCACGCCGACCCGGCCCCAGGACTCATACTCCGAGGGCATAAGCAGGAGCTTGGTGCGGGCGTAGACCTCGTCGCGCATCTTCGGCGTGTTGTCAACGAGCTCGACGTTGGCCGGGATCTCGCCGGGAATGACCTGCTCGCCGTAGCCCCCCTTGACGGCCAGAAACTCGACCTCGGGCATAGCCTCGGCCAGGCGCCAGAACTGCGGGCCGCCCTTGTTCTCAAACAGGTTGATGATTGTGACCTTGTCGCCGGGCTTGGTGGCGTAGTCGGCGGGGTCAACTGGGGGTCGGATGACCAGCACGGGCACACTCGGCACCCGCATTTCGTCGGCCATCCACTGCGAATTGGCCGCAGCAAGGCTTACGCCTGGCGCTTGGAGCCAACGCTTCGTAGGGGCGAACGTGTTGTGCAACCGGTGTACCACGGGGATCCTAGACTGCTGCCCCAGGATCGTCGCTCGAGGAGTGTTCTCCAAGTGCGTGACGATGACGTCCGCCGACTCCAGCCAGCGAAATGGGTCGCGCTTGTCCCGGTGAACATGAACCTGGACCCCGTCAAGGGCGAAGTCATACTTCACGCCCGGGATCGGCTGTGACAACTGGACGTCAACCTCGTGTCCAGCCTCAACGGTCGCTTTGAGGAGTGTGTGAGCGTCCCATTCGGCGCCGGCATTGTGGTGCGGCGGGTAGGCGTGATACATGGCCAGGATTCGCATGGCGGCCCCTAGGTGCGCGGGTGGGATTGTGGAGCGGGCGGCAGCCGAAGCCGCCGCCCGCCCTCACGATCAGGATGCGGCGGTGGTCGCCTGGAGCACTGCGAACGGGGAACGGCCCGCGTCCGTGGTGTTCACGGCGGTCTCGGGGTTCGCAATGGCGAAGCCGAGACGGACGACGCAGCGGATCGCCACGGAGTCCTGCTGCATCAGGTTGAGCACCACGTTGCCGGAAGCGTCGGAGATCACGCCCTGATCGAAGATCTTGAACGAGATGTCCTGGCGCATGCCGACGATGGCCTTGCTCCAGTCGCCACCGATAAGCTTGGCCTCGGTGGTGTCAAAGCCGCCGGTCATGACCTCGTTGTACGGCTGCCCGTACAGGCGGTTCTGAGCCGACTCGTAGATCGGGCGGCCCTGGCCGTCGGCCTCACCGATGAGCTCCCAGGCGAAGCCGGGGGCGCCGGCGAAGCCGTTGAGGGAGAAGCCGTCCTTGTGGACGTACTCGCCGAGCTTGGCGACGTTCTGCCAGAGCTTGGTGCTGCCCGCACCAGCGACCACGGCGTTGCCGGCCGCGATGGCGTGGCTGTAGACGTTGCCGCCGAAGGACGCCGGCGCGTTGGTGCCGAACAGGCAGGCATCGTCGACGAGCTTGGCGATGGCCTCGGCGAGACGGGGGCGAACCTCGTCCCAGATCGGAACCTGAGCGTCGGAGACGTAGGCCTCGGGAACGGGAACGATGACCGCGGCCTCCTCGGCCGTGAGGGTCACGTTGGCCCAGTCCTGAGTCGACGTCTGCTTCATGCCCGTGTCGCCGGTGACCCAGTAGGCCTGGGGGAGGACCGACAGGACGGGGAGGCGGTCAGTCTTGCTCGACATGGTCACGCGGCGAGCGTTCGACATGACGAAGGATGAGGCCGCGGCCTCCTGGATGATCTGCGCCGAGACCGGCGTCGGCACCAGCGGGTCGTTCGAACCGTCCCGCGTGATGCTCGTGTCGTAAGTAGGCATGGATCTCCTTATCGGTCAGGCAGCTGAGACCGGCCCATGCCTTGCGTGCCGGTGCTGCTTTCGGTTACTGACCCCGCTCAGTGATGCGCTTGCGGAGCCAGTCGTTGGGGTTGGCCGCGTTGTCGTCCGCGGCGAGGACGGTGCTGCGGGTCGCCTCAATGGGCTTCCCTGGCACGGGCGCGGATGAAATGCCACGCCATTCGGTGAGCGCCTTCGCTCGAGCCTCGAGGGTTTCCTCGGGGCCTTCGCCCAGCAGGTCAGCTAGGTCCTCGGGGATGCCGGCCTTAGCTGCCACCTTCAGACGAGTGACATGCGACTCGAGCCTCTTGCGCTCGGCCTCGGCGGCCTCGGCACGCTCGATCAGTCGCTGCGTCTCCGTCTTCTGGGACTCCTCCAGCTCGCGGGCCTTCTCGGCCAGGGGCTCCACTTCCCGCAGTTTCGTGCGGTAGTTGGCGGCCTCCTTGCGGGCCTTCTCAAGCTCCTTCACTGCCCAGTCGGGCAGATCCTTGGTGGCGTCGGTCTCGGGCGCCTGGCCCTCGGCCTGCTCGCTCGTGGCTTCAGTGCTGATTTCTGACACTTGCCCTCCTGGGGCGTGACATCACCACCCGCCTGGGGTGGGAGATTGTGGGCCTACCTGTTCTGGTTGAGGTAGGCGCGGAACGGCCCGTTGATGAGCTCGCTGTTGCGGCGGGCCGCGCCGGTCTTTGTCGACTTCGGGCCGGGCGTTTCCTTGCCCTCGATGGAGGCGTTGTACTCGGCGAGGAAGCCGTCGGGGTTACGCGCGGCATCCCAGGCCTCCCGGAACTCGCGTGAGTTAGCGGGCCATTCGTAGTCGTCGCCATACACCGGCTCGATGCCGCAGCCGCAGCCGTCATGAGCCTCGAAGTCGGCGGTCTCTTCGCGGTACACCGGGCCGCGCGAGGCCAGCATGGCGCAGAAGGCGCAGGCGTTGGCGGAGGCTGCTCGAGCCCAGCCGAGCGCCTGCCGGTCGTTTCGCACGGTCTCTTGGATCGTGTTCCATCCGCCGGCCTGGACATGCCGGGCAGCGGACGCGGACACTAGGGCCAAGGCGTTAGCAATCACGGCGGACCCGAAGCGGCCCTGCGCGGCAGCCTTCTTGATTGACACCGGGCCGGTCACGGTCAGCGAGGTGCGGATCGCCTGCCGTACATCCGAGGTCGGCCGGTCGATGACGATGGGCGCCCTACCTTGGACGCCTTCCGCCAAGCGGAACTGCTCCAGATACAGGGCGGCGGCTCGAGCCGACAAGGCTCGGCCGCCCAAGATGATGCTGCTGGCTGCCGTGATGAAGCCCGGCGCCGTCGCGTCCAAGCGGGCGACGTCCAACGTCGGCCAGACCCGCGCCAACTGCTGGAGCGTCGCGGCCCTAATCTGAGCCTGCGACCTCGAGTGCGCCTGCGTCAGTCGACTACCGGCGAGCGTGATCGCCACGGTCAGCCCATGGGCGTTTCAGGCAGCAGCGCCTGAGTCTGGCGATCCAGCATGGCGGCGAACTGCCCGAGGGAATCGCCCTCGGCCGCCGTCGCACGCCACCGCTCCACATCCTGAGCCGAGACGCCAGGGATCTGATCCCACAGTTCCTGGGGCGGAACGCCGAGCATCTGGGCAAGCTTGCCGAGAGCGTCGACCGTCGAGGACAGGGAACGGGCCTCAGTGTCACGCCACACGACCTGGGCGCCCATGTCGTTGGCCGACTCGAAGTCCCCGGAGAACGCGGCACCCATGCGAAGCACCTGCTCCCACGACTCCCCGAAGGAAGCCTTTCGCTCGGCGATCTTCCGGGACTGGCCGGCCTCGGCAGCCGCCAAAGCCTCGGCCGACAGGTTCGCCATCTGCCCGAGCAGATTGTGCGGGGGCACCTGGGAGATCGTCGCCAAGTGACGCAGCGTCGACTCGCGGGACTCGATGTAGCCGCCGAGGTCGGTCTGCCCGAACTCGCCGAACTTCGTGTCCGGGTCCTCCGCCACCAGCAGCCGGTTGACGGCCACGTTAAGCGGCTCGATGGCCTGGCCCTTGTCATCCTCGGGGATCGCCATGCCCGTGACCCACCGCTGCCGGAAGGCGGCGTATTGCTGGGCCATGAGCAGGCCGAACGTCGTGAAGTTGATCTGGTCCTGGAGCGGGATGAGCGGCTGCACCTCGCCGACGACATGGCCGTCGAGGTCGTATCGGTTGAGGAACCTCACCACGGGGCAGTAGCCGAAGCCATGCTCGGCGGCGCTCAGGAAAGTGAAGCGGTCAGCGTCGTCCTCAAGCAGGTCATAGACATGCGTCGCGTCATACAGGCGGTAACGGCCCTTCGCCGGGGTGTCCTCAAGCGCGTACAGCGGCCACTCATCATCCACGACGTCCTCGTAAACCGCCGTCAGATCCTTCGGCGAGCGGGCCTTCAGCACCGGGGCGGGGTCACCCGGCAGGCCGATCACAAAGGACACTCCGTAGGTCAGGGCGGCGCGATGCACGCCCGACTGGCGAGCATCCATCCGGTTCGCCTGCCAAATCTCCCACGGCGCCGCGTTCTCAGAGCTGCGGGCCGGGCGGTAGCCCACGACGTACAGCGACTGCGCGAGGGTGTCCACCACCAGGGGCAGCACGTTTACGCGGGAGCGGTTCACAATCCACTGGAACTCGCGCCGGGCAGTCTTCGGGACGTAGACGCTGGAGTGCTTGCCCTCGACGTAATCCTCGATGCGGTCGAGGTGATCCTCCTCGGCCTCGTGGACCTTGTACAGATCAGTCGCCAAGGAGACGGCGTCAGCGGGTGAAAGCACGCCGCCCTCCTTCCCTAGAAGCCAAGCACGACACCGGAACGGCGCCGCGTCTGAGAATTAGCCTCGACGCTCATCACGTCGCGGCGAGCCATACGCGCACCAACGGCGCACACAGCCAAGTCGATCTTGCGAGTTGACTCACGGTGCTCCTTGCGGAGAGAGACACCGAAACGATTTGGGGCGCGGCGAGCATTCAGCACATGCCGCGTCAAGATGGGATTGCCGTCATGGGTCAGGTCGCCCTGGGCGACATCAGCGGCGAACCGCTCCGCCGCTGCTGTGAACTCGCCATTCCTCGAGCGCATATCCCAGGCCGTCGCGTGGCCCTTCTTGCCCGAGCCCGTCGTTGCCCAGACCGACAGCTGCTCCGCCCAGCGATCCCGCCAGAGATCGACGTAGGACTCCCAGAGCGCGACGTCGCAATACAGGGCCCGCACCGAGAAGCGTGCTACAGCCTGCGACATCGCTCGGTCCACGTCGTCGCGGTCAACCTCCCAGCCGTCACCGGCCGGGCCCTCAGGCTTCTCCCAGACCCCGACCGTGAACAGATGCCCATCGGACAGGCGGCAACCGACAATGCCGGTTGAGTCATCCGAGCGGCCACCATCGAAGAACAGGGCCACCTCGTCGCCATCGGCAACGAAGGCATCAGGCCTAGCCAAGGCATTCCACTCGTGCGGAGCCAGCCAGGCATCCTCCGCCGCGACCACCTGATTCAGATAGAACCGGCGAGCCATCGACGGGGGAGTACGGGGGTCATAGACCTCGGCGACCAGGCGCTCAACATCCAGCCACACCGAGTCACCTCGAGCGGCACGGATCCCAGCAGCCAGCGAGTCAGGATCCCGCAGCTCCGTATCGGCCGGCGCCTCGAGCGAGTCATACAGCACGCCCGTCGCCCGAGACTTACCTGAGTCGATCTTCAGCCAGGCATCCCATTCGCGCTCCGCGACCGAATCCTCGCCAGGCTCGTGAGCATTCGTGATCGACAAGGCACGAGCGGCGCCGTCCCGGATCTTGGCCAGGTTACGGGCGACAGCCTCCGCCATCGCGTGGCCCTCGTTATTCGACAGCCAGTGCTGCGTCTCATTCAAGATCACGAAAGTCGGGCGGCCACCCTCAAGCGCACGCGGGCTCGAGGTCACCGCCTCAATACGGCCGCCGGCGTCGGAGTAGATGATCTCCTTGCCCAGGTCCACACCGAGAGCCTTCGCCCGCTGCTTCGACCCGAACAGGCCAGGGAACAAGCTCATGGTGTTGCGGGTCTGGTCCTTCGACACAGCCGCCACCTGAATCCACGGGGCCGGATGCGGCACGGCCATCGCCTGCCCCGAGCGGTCGAAACCGCCGAACCTGCACGGGCCCAGCAGCTCGACCGCAGCCAAAGCCGCGGCGAACGGATCCTTCCCCCAGCCCTTCACCCGCCGCAAAGTCCCGCGGCGATACATGAAACGGCCGTGGTCGTCGACCGCGTACCACCAGAGCAGCAGGCGGACCTGCTCGTTAGTCCAAGTCCAGCGGTCACCCGCATTCGGGCCATCTGGCTGGAGCAGATTGTCGTGAGCCCAAGTGATGACATCCCAGCCCAGCGTCAAGTCAGGGACACTCCAGGCCCCGTCCGGCTTCCGAACCCACGAAGGGCCGGAGGAAACCGGGCTAGAGGCCGAGACGCTTGCGGTACTCATCTATCGCCGTCACCCCAGGCGACGACTTCGGGGCTTCCGCCTTCCGCTCGATCTCCATGCGGACCCGGCGGCGAGCACCCTCGGTCACGAGGAGCTCGCTCATTAGCTTCGACATGGCGGCGATTTCCGCCGTCGACGTCGACTCGCCCGACGCCATCTTGGACATGATCTCGGCGACCAACCGAGCCGAATGCCAGTCGCTCGGCTCGTAGTACTTCGACTGCGCCGACTTTGAGAGGGACTCGTACCAGCCCTTGGCGATGGGGTGCCAGCCCTTCGCAGCTGGCGGCCGGCGAACCGTGCCCGAGGTCTCCACCTTCGTGGTCTCAACCTCGGGAGCATTGCGGCGCCGACGCTGGTCGGACCTCTTGGGCACTGGTCCTCGAGTCATTTCTGGGGCACCTCCTGGGCGCTCTCCTGCCCACCCTCCTGGGGTGGGGGCCTGCTGGGCGCGGTGCCCGATCTGCCCTCAGAGCTTTGCAACTTGAATTTTACATGGTGAAATTTCAGGGTGCAAAAAGCGCACGAAAAAAGGGCGAAGCCCCCAGGCTGTCTCGCAG